TTAAGAAGCACGCTTAGGAGTTGGGTGGTGACCTGCTAGTTTTTCTAACTTTTCAATGGCATCTGAAAAGAACTCGCGTCTCCACTCTAAATCTAATTCACCAGCATATAGCGCTTCTAGCACAATCAGCTTTAGCTCGCCTTCTAAAATTATTGGAGATTCATCCCAAATATCTAGGCGTGCACAACAACTGTTTCTTTTATTCTTAGCGATCATAACAAACTCCATCCAACCCACCCCGTGTGGGTTTTCTTTTGTCTATTAAAGCACAAAAATTAGGTATTTCTAATTTTATTAGGAATACCTATTGACTTAATAATTAGGTTTACCTAATATTTATCTCACAGACAACAAAAAAGCACACCGCCCTCCCCAGGTCCGATGTGCTTTTGCAAACTGCGAGATCAATTATGAACGTAAAAGTTAACTCATTCAACTCATTTGCATTTGTCAGCATGGCTGCTCTTGCAATCTCAGGTGGTTCTTTAGTTGCTTGCCAATTGCAGCCAGCTTTCCAAACAAAAGAAGCACCTACTCTTTTTACACCTAAAACTCAACCAAGTACTTACGGTGTGTTAACCGCGAAAATCACAGGTAAACATTCTGGCGTTGCTGTAATTAAATTAGATAGCTTCCGTTTAAACGTTAGCTTTGATTTTGAAGCTCATCCAGACAGTTACGGCGTTCCGGGTTCTGAATTTACCGCTGTTGATATTACTCAACTCACGGTAAATGAAATTACTGATGTTAATGGTAAGTCATATAACGATTTCACCGAATTTGAAGACATCCGAAATATCAATGATCTTCTAAAAGGCTTCATCGAACGTAACAAGTTGGTGGAGGCTTAAAGATGACTAATTTCAAAAAACACCCTGACGGCTACAAGTCTTATTTGGGCCGTGATGATAAGGGCCTCTACTCTGTTCGCATTGGCTGGCAAGTGTACGCATCTAATGCTAATGGCTCAGTTCTTTACAAAGTTAAAGACGGATTTAAGACGCCTTTAAATGTGTTCAGGTTCCAAACTGACTATCCAAAAGTTTGGAATGAACTCACACAAGAAATTGATTTCCAACGCAGAAAGCAGCTCGCAATAAAACTGCGCGAAACAAATATCCCTACTTATGACCGCAAAAACTATAAGCGTTCTCGCGGCTTCACTGGCTCAAGATAAGGATAAGAAAAATGACAACTGAAAACTCGAAAGACAACTTACATATCTGGAATGCAGTTAAGCAGACGCCTACCAATTTTCTTAAAAAGATTGAGATTGGTTATTTAAAAGGTAAATCAGATATTAACCCTCAATGGCGTTTAATGGCTATGACTCAGGCCTTTGGTCCTGTTGGTCATGGCTGGACTTATAGACACGTGCGTTTATGGTCTGAAACTGCACCAGATGGAACCATGATGGCTTTTGCTGAAGTAGCAGTAAAAACCAAGATTGATGGTGTTTGGGGTGAGGAATTTTTCGGCAACGGTGGTTCAGCAATTGCTGAAATTCACAAAGGTAAACTAGTAGCGATTGATGAGGGTTATAAAAAAGCCGTAACCGATGCTCTAGGTGTAGCGTTTAAAGCTGTTGGTGTGGCAGCTGATGTTTACCTCGGTAATTTTGATGGAAGTAAATACCTATACAACTATGACTATGCCTATCTAGAGCAAAATGCCTCTACCCCAGCAGGTCAAAATACAAATCAGAATAATCTGGCAACCGCTCATGGTGGCAACCAGAAGCCACCTCGTACTCAAGACCAACTTTATCAAGATGCTCTGAAAGCAATTAAAGATGCACCTGACACAAACATCTTAAATGCTGCGATTAAAAAGTTTAAAGGCACTACTTACGAGGCTGGTATCAATAGAGCATGCCAAGCACGTGCCGATCAGATGGGTTGGGCGCCTAAAAATAATCCTCAGCAAGTTCAGCAACAACAGTCGTTACATCACTAAAAGGAGAGCTATTCATGACTAATTTACTAACTGCAGCTGAAGCATTTGCAGCTCTTCAAAAAGGTAAAACTGTTCTATGTCGTCCTATTGGAGACATGTCGGACTTTTCAGACTTAGATCAATTCCCCGCTTCTGTTTTTGGTAAACCGGGTTTTGAATTCTGCATCAAAATCGAAACTATTGAGCTGGCTGGGATTACTTTCACAAAACCATTGACTATTGAAGAATATGAAGAGGGTCAGGAAGTTTTTGTAATCAGTACATATTCGCCTTCTATTTACGTCGTGAATTTTAAAACCACCGCATTAATTGAATCTATTAATAGTGGTTTTGTTCAGCGTGATGCCGAAAACGCCAAGCTTCAATTAAAAGCTTTTTCAAAAGCACTCGGTTTTGAAATCAACAATGATTTAAGTGTTATTCGTCTTGGTGAGGAACCTAAAAAACAGAGAGGCAAAAAATCAAAAGCAGAAAAGCCTATTGAAGTTATTTCTGCAGAAATTCAACCAACAATTGTTATTACCGAACAAACAAATGTCACCACATCTGAGGATCTATTAATTCCAGAAACTAACGAGCCTAAAGTAGATCCAGAATATCAGCAAACCCTAGATACTCTTCTACAGCGTGTAAAAGAGTCAAAAACACCTGCAGAAGTAAATGCGGTTTATCGTTATACCCGCACATGGGATGACGAACAAATGAAGCCTATCCTTCTCGCCACTCACAAACGTCTTGAAGAGCTAGAAAAAGAAAAGGCATCTGCTAATGAGCCACCCTCTTTAATGGTTCAAATCCAAACTGCACCAGACCTTACAACGCTAGATGCTTTGGAAATAGACGTGGCTGCACGAGATCCGCAGATTCAACCGAAGCTAATGGGGTATGTGAGAAAACGCCGCTATGAATTAGAGAATCCTACACCTACTCAACAAGAATCTACCCCTGATTATTTATTAGTGGACGGTTTCTAACATGAAAGATCAGTACAAGAAAGTGAGCCAAAAACACATGCTTGGTTTTATGTACTACTTGCAATTGCTGGGCTATGTAATAGTCCGGCAAGGCATGGATCAAGCAATGTTTCTAACCAAGCATTATGCGGTACCAGTCGCTTGGCGCCGCATAACGATCGACTATCACAACCGATTAAACAAACCTGCCCAGCAGCTTTATAGAGAGTTTGTTGAGTGGACTAAAGAAGAATATGCAGAGATGGTGGCTTAAATGACAGGTAATGAACGTATCCCTTTTGAATCACAATTCAAAACTACAGAAATTTTTAAACGTGAAAGTGCTATTCGTAAAAATGACATCCTAGCATTCAGTGAAACAATGAATGGCTATTTCAATATTGTAACTAATGATGCTTGGCAGTTATGGAATAAAGCCAAAGCCGAGACGGTGCCAGATACTCCCACCCCTAGTGTCACTCTAACTTGCGCTGAACTAAAAGAAGCCTTTGATTTTGGTGCGCCAGATGGGGAAAAAGATCAATTCCAGATGGAAACTGAAATGACCATCAAATGGCTCCAAGATGGTTATGACGGTGAAGGATACTACTGTTGGTATGCTGATTTACCTGAGGAAGGTTGCATTAAGTTGGGTGTTAGCGAATCGGGAGCTGAAGGATGAGTGAATCAACTTTATGGGCGGTTGCAATGCGACCTGAAGGTTACAGCCCTTTTAAGCAAACGCCAGCAGCTTCAAAAGAGATAGCTGAGCGAGCTGTTGAGCGTTATAGAAAAATGCATGAAAAGGAAGGCAACAACTTTTTCTTAGAAATTTTTGATGATGTTATCAAAGTTCAGAAATGGCACGGTTCCCGCAAAGATCATATTAAAAATCTATTTTATGTTGAGAGTTGGTTTAGTGAACCTATGTACCAATGCTTTGATTTGAAGACAGCTGAACGTGTTTTTAAATTTGATGAAATAGTAATTTGCTACAAGAAAGGCTCTGCCCCTCTTGTAACCAAAAGCTTTGATGAAGCAAAACTATTTTATGGATCTAGTGAGACGGGTTTTAAATATCAGATCCAGCCAATAGAACCACCTGAAAACCTTTTCAATTGGTTTCATCCAGATATTGAATTGTTTGACACCATTGAAGAAGGAGCTGAAGCCTATACAAGAGAACAGTGGGCACAACTTCAAATGAATCTTAGAGTTGAAATTGAAACTCAACTATTAGATTACGATGAAATACCAAATATACCGGAAGATGCAGTAGTTTGGCCAAACTGGAAGCCAGAACCGCCAGAACAAGGACTCTTTTTAATTGCAGCATTTGATTCAGAAGATGGCCCTGTACTTTGGTGGGCAAATCCTAAAGCGGAAAGTAAGGAGAAATAAATGTCACGTTTAACTAAATTAGATCGTATGACTCATGCAGAAAAAGAGGCTGCCAAGAAAGAATTTTGGGAAGCTGCTGATAATCAGACCTTCCCACCTGAAACGGTTGCAATCGTAATGCACGTATCTTTACCATGGTTGCAGAAGAAAAGATGTGAAGGCGGCGGTATTCCCTTTTCGAAACCCCACAAACGTCAGGTAAATTATGTGAAGGCTGATGTTTTGGCATATATTGAACAAAACAAAATGGCACACACAGCATAAGCGGCTAAGTGCCGCTTTTTTAATCAATTAAAATAGACCTTTAATAGACTTAAACCAGAAAAATAGACCATATTTACCGAAATAGACCATTAATAGACTATTTTTGTATTGCTAAAGATTGTGTAATATTGCATTGTATTGTTTTAATATAAATTACTAAAAATATTGATTTTTTAATATCGCTAGGTATTGCTTAATATTGCATTGTATTGTTAGAATCGGTAAAATCCCGCTGAACTTTAGGGTTCAAGGGTAACGACATGCAGCGGCATCTTCGGAGCATTTATTTTTAAATAAACACCTATAAATTCGAATTTTATTTTCAAATTAAAACACCTAGACAGACCTGTCAGTATATTTTTTTATTCTCTTAACTAATTAGTTGTTCTTAAAAATTAAATACTCATTATTTTTTAATTATTATTCATTTCTACGTAAACATTCCTCATACCATCCTGCTTGAAAGTCTTCAATTGCTTGGCGTTTAAAGAAACTTGTCTTAAATACTTTGGCGGCATAAGCTGAGCTAATTAAGTCTTGATAAAGCTGCTTGGCTTCTTCATCTGCTAACCCATCGGCAATTTGTTGTAAATCTTGTGCTGGTACTTTTTGCTGTCGTGCTTCCATCACGTTATAAGCAACCTTTTTTACGATATTACAAATATCTGGGTCAGCTGTACTTTCATTAGCATAGCAACCCGTGGCAATAAAACTTAATAATAATATTTTAAATTTCATATCCCTATCCTATTATTCATCTTCCGTTCTTAAAAAAGTAAGAGATGAGAAGACCTATTCCTTTCAAAATGTTCATGCAGGATTAATTACATAAAAATAAATGATCATGACCACAAGCAAGATGGAAGCAAGTGTTAAATAGGTGCCGACTGTATTAAAACTCTGTAAAAATTTTAAGATCTGCATTTCAAATCCAGAGAAAAGTTGAAGTAATTAACAGAAGAAATTTAGCACAACTAAATAATGCCAATCAATTCACACTTTTAAATTTTTATCGTGATTTAATTCAAATA